ACCTCAATGCGAGGAATGCCAAAGCGCCACGCGCCCAAGGTGTTCGCCGTGACGCGCATTCGCGCCTGCCGACCGCTGAACCGAATGCTAGTCGGGTTTGCCATGGTATAAGGCCCGTGCGACGTTTCCGCAGCGTTGGGATAGAGCCGCGTCTTGAAGGTCAGCTCTACATCGCCTTGCGTCCGCTCATCGGGGATCAGCTTGCGGGCGTTAAACGTAAACTCGCCGTCGCCAAAGTTTGCCGGGCCGCTTTCGGCGAACACCGAAGCGCCGCCATAGTTAAACCCGGTTTCATGGTCGTAAACATCCCCGGCATCGTCCGCCCAAATCGGCGCGCGAAACACCCCTCGATCAACGCCTGCCGTGCGATCCAATTCTCCGATAAGCCAGTGGCCCTCCTTAAAATCATATGCGACGTATCTGTTAACCTCGGTGCTATCTGCCGAAGGATAGAACCACCACACCTCACCGTTCTGGCCGTTTGCGACGGCCCACGCCTTGCTGATTTGCGACGTGTTGATGTCGGTGAAAACAAAGTCGTGAATTTCGCATGGCAATTCACGCACCGAAGACCCGTCAAACACGAAAAACCCGCGCTGCCCCATCCAGAACACACCCGCCTCGGTCGCAGCCGCCGCTTTGCGCGCAACAATCCCGCAAGATGTCCCCACGCGCTCAAATTGATAAACAAACGGCGGCCCGACATACTGCGCCCGATGCGCGTCAATGTCAGTCAGCACCAGCGTCTGCCCAATAGTCCGCACGGCAGTCATAACTTGGCCGACAGTTTGCAGGATTTGACTGCCCGCCTGATTAGTCGCGGCAGGCGTCCAAGTCGTGTTGTCCTCTTGATCGGACCACTGCACCTTGCGCGGATCGCCGCCCGCTCCGAGCGCGAACAAGAAACGCTCTTCGGTCACCAGCAGGCCCAAGTTGTTCGCGGGCGAGTTGGCAATCTGCGCCGCGTCGTTCGACGTGTTGAGTTGCCATTCGTAAAGCTTCCCGTCGGCGTTGCTGCATCCGACAAGGTATTCGCCCCAGTTGTCAAGGTGCCACACCGTAGCTTCGCCAAAGCTGCCGCTGTCAGGCCGGACCTGTCCGTAAAACCCCGTCCCGTAAAAGCCGGAACCGTAGCCCGTATTTAACGCCGCGTCCAAATCTCCAGCCGTTAGGCCAGACGGCGTAATGTCGTGCGTGACGCCGCCAGATGTGGCCACGATCAGCTTATCGAACGTGCCGCCCGCAAGCCACCGGTCGCCGTTGTTGGCTTCCCATGCGTGGAGGCCGCGCGGGGCGTCGTCAAACATATCAGCGACCCGCTCACGCCAACCGCCGACAGGGCGCAGAGAACCCTCACGCCAGCGCACAAGGTTTCCATCCCGCCACCGTCCAGCGCCTTCAAGGTCGGTGCCGTTGCGGTAGAAACCCGGCGGGATTTGCAACGGGATTAAAGGCATCTATCGCCCCTGCTTTGATCGGTCGCGCACGACTTCGTTATACAAGTCGCTGCACTTGGCTTTCTCGATCGTATCTAACGCGCGCCAGGTTTCGACATATGCCCAATTCCGGCAGTGATGCCGCTCCGCTTTTAACCGCATGAAAAACACGTCAATTCCATCTCGCTGCGGCATCCCCTCAAGATAAGCGCGCGCCGACAAGGGCATGTCCGCCGTGCCGCGGTGCCAGATGACGTTCCACAAACGGGAAAAAACCGACTTGATTTCACGCCAGCGGTTATATTCCAGCACCATGTGTCACCTGTCAGGCCAGCAGAGCGTCGAGCGTTAGAGCCTTCAGATCGTCAGGTGTCTTCGCAGCGTCAATCCGTGCATCCGCAGTCACGTCCCGCAGTGCCTGCTTCTGGGCCGCTACGCTTGCCTGAGCGTCGGCGTCCGCCGTCTCAGCAGCGCGGAACCACTCGGCATCGAGCGCGTCAAAGCGCGGGCTGCGCTCCGCCCGCAGGGCGTCCCGGTGGATGTCGCGGGCCTTGGTCATGTCGATCTCAACAGCATCGCCGCTGAATTGCCATGCGCCCCGGAAGGTGCGGTCCTGCGGCACGGTCAGGGATGCCGCATCGCGCACATCGCCGTTGATGTTAATAAGGGTCTGAGCCATCACGCGGCCTCCTCGATTTGTGTTTGGTCTTGGCTGATACGCCAAGCGTTGCGGAATGAACGGTCGGATGGGACCAGTTCGACGGGCACGATCTTCAAGATTGTGCGGTTGCCTCGATAGTCGCGCCACACATGCGGCGGGATGTCCTTCTGGATCAGGTATTCGATGGCTTCTTCTTCTTCGGTCATGGGACCGATGGGTTCAGCGTAGGGATGCTCTTTCGGCTCACCGTCAGGGACTTTTTGATCCCGCAGGTAAGTTTCAATCGGAGGCAAGACGCCACCAGCCAAAGCAGCGGCCATCCAGTTCGGATCAGGCACAAGCACAGCGGCAGGCGCGTCTGGGTTCGACGGGTCTTCGAAGACCACCCGATACTTGGACTGCACGGGCTTGAGGCGAGCCTTGGCGTCATGAATGCGGGTCCAGAGATGCTCTGTCATGCGAGGCCTCCTTGAATATGAGCGCAAAGATACTTGGGGTCTCGATAAGCTGATGTCCTACCATAAATTAGCAGGGTAAACGCAGTAGTAGTTGGTGCCACCTCATTTACCGAGGTATTGTTTGTGTTGATCTGTATAAACACTGCATCACTTCCATGGGCAGCCGATACTGCAGTAGATTGAGCGTAGTTTGCGTCATCCATAGCGCTGGTCATGGTGACAGTATAATAACCTGTCCCGTTGTCCGTTAGCGATGACAGATTGAAACTGTCCCGAGCCGCAATCGTCCCAGTGCCGTTGAAGTTTACCCACGCCTTCGCAGACCCGTTGGTCACATAGGTGGTGGGGATGGAGAGGGTGCCGTCTGACGTATTGGTGGACGTGACATCATCAAACCAACCCTGCGCCCAGCGGGTTGACGTGCTGCCAATATCGCGCGTGCTATCGGCGTCGGGAATGATGTCTTCAGCGACGGCGGAAAAGTCTACGCTCCCGCCAATCTCACCCCACGCAGTGCCGTCGTAGCCCTCAAACGTGGTGTCGTCAGAATTGAACCTGATTTGCCCCTGAGCGGGGGTGGGCCGCTCGGCGACCGTGCCCGTCGGAACCTTCAGCGCGCCCGTGTTGTCGGCGTCTAGCTGGTTGATCTCCGCTGTGGTGACGGTCGCGCCATCGAGGATGTTCAGTTCCGCCGTGGTGACGGTCGCGCCGTCCAGAATTGCAAATTCTGTCTGTGACACACCACCGAGAAGCGTGTCTAAATCCGTCCAGTTTGCATTGAGGCTTGTGCCCCAGGTATCTTCGGAACCGCCGACCGTAGGCAGGTTCCAGCTATAGTTCACCGTCGCCATTAGGCCACCTCCGTCCAAATCTCCGCCGTAATCGGCACGTCAGTCCAAATCTCCGCCGTAATCGGCACGTCAGTCCAAATTTCCGCCGTGATCGGCTCAGGTTCCCATTTCAGCCGCGCGCTTGCTGCAAATGCCGCGCTGGCCGCGATAACTGCACTAGCCGCCGTTGCCTTTCGCACATCAACGTCTACGCTTACCACACCAGAAACATCGGCAGCGGCGGTTCTGACGCGCTCTGCGACAGATGTTGTTGTTGCCTCGCAAGATACCACAGCATCGGCGTCAATAACAGAGCCATCCAGTCCGTAAGCCCTGACGCCATAAAGGCCCGTCCCGTATCCGGTGCGATAAGCGGTCATCAGTCTAGCGTCACATCAAGGTCAGTTGCGGGGATGCGAAGCACATCGCCCGTTTCAATTGTCTTGGATGCCGTCAAAGCCGCGTAGGCGATCATGTTGCCCGAGGTCAAAGCGTCAAAAATGGCAACGTGCGTGATGGTGCCCCAGTTGGCAGTCGCCACAGGCCACTCCACCGCAGCGTTGTTCGTCGCCGTGTCGCCGCTTACCGTGAAAACAACGGCCTCTCTGACATAAGACCCGCCGGAAACCTCAGTCCCGCCACCCGCTTCGCCAGGCGCGCCGGTGAACAGGC